TCAAGCTTTGATAATGCCACTCCCATAGCTTGAAATGACTCATTAAATATATTTATTAACTTGATTACGAATGGCGATTTGATGACAAAATTACCAACTTCCTCAAGCATATCTCCCCATGAATTCTTTGCCTGAGCGATAGCACCCGCATAGGTATTTACTTTAGATGCAGCAGAACCACCAAACTGGTCATTTATTTTCTCAATTGCTTTAGCAAGGGCCTGAGATGGATCTTTATTTTTCTCAATCTCAATCCCAAATTTCTTAAATGCAGCACCGCCGTCGATAGTAGATTTAACTATCATCTTCATTGCAGCTTCCAGATCTATACCCAAGGCTGCATTTAAGTTTGCTGCTGCTAGTGTTGCATCCTTTAACTGTTGACCAGACAACTTTCCTAAAGCAGCACCATAGGCTGCAGTCTTTAATATAACATCATCCTCAAGCGTTGTAGTCGCTTGCATCTGAGAGGCAAAGTCTTGTAAATCTTTGCTCGCCTTGGCACTGTAATTTCCAGATAATTTCAAGGCATTATTTAAGTCGTTGATTGCCTCTTCTTGCCCGACTGCTGCGTCGATACCAGCGGAGAAAACACTATTTAATACTCGAAATGCTTTAGAAGCTAACTCTAATCCTTGATTAAATGCTACAATTGAGCCGCTCAGTCCCTTGAATCCATTTACACCTTCCGAGGTAACTTTTGATAATGAGTCGGAAGTTTTCTTTGAGAATTCTTCGATACCTTTGACGGCATCCTTTATATCCGCAAACAACTTGATGCTTATATCGCTCATTTCTTTTTACTCTTTTTAGCATTTATATCTGCTATCACTGAGCTGATTAAAGTTAAATATTCCACTTGGTAAGTCTCTAGTGACTCAAAACTAGAGGTAACGCCAATATTTGCTAAGGCCATTCGGTTAAAATAATCCTCAACAAACACATAGGCCGGAGAAACCAAGTTTCCTCGGAGGGCACCATAGTAAGCTAGTCTTGCTTGGGACTCGATTTCGTCTCGTAAGACTTTCCCAGTGTAGCACCCTCAGAAATTAACAATGCCACTTCTGCCAAAACTTCCGAGCCATCTTTGTCGTAATTGAGGTCATCGACACTAGTAAAGGAAGTATCGTCCACCAAGCGAACCAAGTTAACCTCTGCAACAAACTGCTCAGCTAATTCAATTAGTTTAACCACTCTCTCGTGCTCGGGAACCATTTCAAATTTACCATCTTTATCTTTGGCCAGTAGTGCGCCATTAAGCGACCGTTGGCGGTCGGCATGCTTTTGCATTTTAACCGTAATGGTACCAGAGAAAACTTTCTGGCCTTCTCTTTCTAGCTTAGGAGTATACTTAATCAGCTTCATAAAACCCTTTATCTTTGACTGTTAGCAACAATCATATTCCGTCTTTTAGAGAAAATTAAAGTAAATGTCCTCTAGGTTACCTTCAACAAAGGCCTTTGCCTCAATCGAGAAAACAATGAACCCTTCTTTTTCGGTAACAGGTGCCGCTGTAATGGACACACTTGGGAGGTAAATATTAAAGCATTTACCAGGGACCCAGTTTTCAGCATCTCTATCGCCACCATTAAACATAACCGACACGCTGGTATTATTAATCAGCCAATCGAAGAGTTGAGAGTCATGCTTTGCAACTAAAATTTCACCAGAAAAGGTCACTTCCCTGCTTAAAATTACCGATCCAATTACCCCGTTCGGTGCACAGATACTAGTAACGTCAGTTTTGGGAGTAGAGATTGAGAAAGTAACACTTGATGCCTTGGCGCAAACATTATCTGAGAACCCACCAATGAGGATCTCATTATCTCTAATTAGAAGGTTGTCTGAATTGTCGTATGAAGGAGTCAAGGCAGTATCAAAACTAATCGCTGCTCCTGTGTAGGTCAGTGCTGCACTGGAATCCGCTGCCAAAGGGAATCCAATTGATGGCCCTACAGAGTTTGCCGTATTGGTACCAGTATTCCATAACAATGTTAATGCCAAACCTGTCGTAGCAATAGTGTAAGTACCTGTAGAGTTTGAGTAAACGCAGGTAATGGTATCACTAGAAGCAGCATCCATTTTAGATAGAATTTCTGCAGCAAGTTCGATTGGTGTTTTATAAACTTTCTCGGTCAAAGTTACGGCCTTAACACCACCATCATTAAAATCAATATATTTATTCGTTGCGCCAACTCGTATTGGGTTAAAATAAAATGATGCTCCACCGATGTCAAAACTTGCTGAAGCAAATTCGTTCGGCACTAACTCAACACTCATAGAGTTTGTCCGGCACCCTGACATTGCCTGGTATAATGCCGACCCTGTCTTTGCCTGGTAGTGGTGCAAAGAGAAAGTAGGATGGCCGCTAGATAAAGGCCTAAACGCTACACACTTTCCTAGTGCAACACCACTCGCTGGAGCTGCCTTTAAATTAAAGTTTAAATCAATTTGGTTAGATGCTGAGTTTGGATTGAAGCAATTTCGGATTGAATATTTATTCGTCGCATCCTTTATCATTATCGCTTGACCGTACTTAAAATTATCTTCCTGGTTAGAGGTCATTTTAATGTAGCCTCTTGCTGCAACGGTACCTGCACTTGATCCTGTCGTTGCAGAATATTCGGTCCCTGATACTTCCATCTCACCAAGACAGCTTTCAATTAAAATTGAACCCTGTGGCTCCTGACCTTCTATGCCTGAATGCTTTATATATTTCGGAAATGAAGCAGTAGGGACTTCTTTTGTTGTATATGACTTGCTTGATCCAATAGAATTTTTAAGAGAGTCACTTGTAATTGATTCGACAACTCCTTGCGCCGTTGCCCCTGCTCGCATCTCGACGAATTGGCTCCCAGCGGTTAAATCTTTTAATTCATTCTCTGTTGTTTCTTCGATAAAACCCATGATCTGAGATCTGGTTACGTACGCTGTTGTCATTTTTTATACTCCTATGAACCCAATAATCGTTCACTATATTCAATTGAAAAAGTAATTCCTGCATATATTAAATTAAATTTACCTGCGTTTATAAAATTTATTCCTGTTGATGAAACGAAATCAATCCTCTGAATAGTTGAGGAAGTACCAATCTGGTCGGAAGCAAGCATATCGTTTTTAATGGCCCTTATGTCTTCCATGAGGCTTTTACTCTCATTTATCAGAGCGGAATTGTCTGTTTCAAGCCTATAAACTTCTTTTGTAAGTATTACTCCAAAGATTCTTGCTTCATTGTCATAACAAAATACTTGCATTCCTGACAGTGAGCCATCACCAATCGTAACTCCCCATCCGTTTCGAAGATACTGGATTGCATTATCACCAAGAGAGTATGGATTTGGTATTTCAAGTTTGCCGACTAACAAAGTAGACATTGCATTACGAATTGAATCATAGATCGTGCTTATCTTCGTCGTCATTGGTATAAAAATCCTTGCCGAAACTTCTCTTCACCTAGGGATAAATCGGCATTGCCATCAACATCAATATTAAGAATCTGGCCATCAACTCTTTTTAAATACTCTTTGTTTGCTGACGATCGCTGGTCAACGTAATCATCTCCCAGCATGGTATAAATTAATTGAGCAGTCCTAGAGACTGCCATGCTTGCCATTTTTCTTCGCTCTAATATTTGAGATTGGCTTGTAATGATTCGACGCTGAATTAAATCATCTATAATAATCCTGGAGGAAACTACTATCTGCTCCTCCCAAGTTGTCTTTCCTGTCTCTACTGCACCCTTCAAGCTTGTATTTCTAAACTCCGGGTACTCTGCATATAAATCATTATCGGTAATAAACTGGTGCCCTATCCACGATAATGTAAATGATCCGCTAGTTGCAAGTTTAATTCTGCACCAGTATTTATCATAAATATTAATTCCACCAAGGCCAACAATCCTTTCCACACCACTAGAGTTTTGAGTATTGTCCCTTGACCAGCTAGATTTGAATCTGTTTATCTGCCAAGTCAGGTAACCGCTACTATTGAGACCATCAGTCTCGTCGATTAATTCTATTGGAGAAACCCATTCGGAGCCAGTCCAATACTCAACACTAACACCCAAAGCGGCGACAGAGGCAACTTTAAGTTTTAAAAATATAGAATTGAAAGGATGAGAAGACCCTAAGTAAAATGCATCCTGATTATTAACAAAAGTAATTGCCGAATCACCAACATGGTAAGAGCTTACCGATGCTGATAAGTCTTGCAACGTCCCATTGTCTGAATATATTAATCGATAATCCATTACTCTTGCTCCATCCAATTCATAGATGCCAGTACAGTGCTGTTTGAGTTGATAGTATACGCTTTAATTAAATAGATCTGTGATTTCGTCGAGTCGAAGTTTTGTTTTATGATTCTGTTGTCATCAATAATCTCTAATGCTGACGAGAGCGACAAAGGCCCACCGCCTGCCTTTGCTGAAGTTATTACGCCAGAGTTTAATAGTATTGAATCAGATACAGTCAGAGCGATACCGCTACCCTTTGCAACTTGACAAGCACTTCTAGTATCTACGTCTGCCCATGTCGTTCCAGTGTCCGTATATGTAAATACTTTAATTAATTCAAACCAAACATTTTGGTCTGTGGCAAATAATTCAGCAGATAAAAATAAGCATGTTTTGCGATTAGGAAAGGTACCAAATGCGTTTTTAAGCCTGACTGCCATCACATTTACGCCAATCGTAGACGAATTAATAGACAGCAATCTAGTATTAGAATTAAATACGATTCCAGGTGATCTTGCCGCTCCTTCTGAAATGCATGTGCAGCAGATTTCTCTTACCGTGTGAGTGCCAGAGACTAGAGGCTTTGTTGCTTCAATGAAAATTCCATCACTGTCGTCAAAGTAGCCTTTGCGATAATAAATCGTCGTTGCATCTGCGACGGCTTCATAACGAATTGGAAGTGAAGGAGTCCTCATATACGGAGTTGTGCCAGAATTTGGATGCTGAAACTCATGCAACTCTATTAAGCTTCCTGTCGCTGACATGATTGCAGTACGAACGTTTCCAACACCCAGCCATTGAAAGTCGATGTGGAAAATTTGGCATTTGGTAAAATCAATTGTCACGCCTGACCGATTATTTGCGCCACCAGAGCCGTCTACTCTGTCTCGATTCCAAGCTGATTGAGGTATTCGGTTCTCAACTACTGAACCAGTACAGCTTGATCTGATTACTAAGTTAACTTGCGCTGGCGCACTATTAGTCAGAACGCTAGTAACTTCTATTAGCTGAGATTTGCCTGGTATATATTGAAGGTATCTAGTTTGCCTTAAGGCCCTTGCGCCATTTACACCCGTGATTGAAAGATCGACAGAAGCAGTCTGACGACTGTAAGTGATAGAACCAGTGCCAGCTACTACCTCATCAAAGTTTTCAGTCGATTTACTTGAAATGTTTTTATTATCGAAAACGTCGAAAGGTGACGACGTTCTAAATCTTCCAAACGCATCAAAATTTTCAGTTCGCCCAAACGTAACTCGCAATGCTTGAGCGTCTAAACTATTCTGTGTGATTGCTTTCACACCAACAAAATCATCTTCTGTTTTAGTACGAACCAATCCATCATCCCCAACGGTAAACTTATATTTCTCCAACGAATTAATGTTAGATTCTGCTACCGTCTGATTTTGAATCGATTCGTTAATTCCTGGCATTTAATTACGCTGCGAAAACTTCGAAGATAAATTCTAATTTACCAGCGGTCAAAGCAAACGCCTCTACTCCCAAAACAATCTTTTCAGTTGCTGCAAGTTTAACGACTGCCAGAGAGCCACCTTGCTGTGATGCCAAAGTCAATGCTCCTTTAAGTTTGTCACTCCAAAACTCTACTCCACCTGCTCCTTTCCCAAGGTCAAGCAAGCAAGCATCTGCGGAAGTCACTGCTGTAATGACGTTTACGTTTACCAATTGAACGTAGATATCGCCATCTGCAACTAATACGTCGTAATCTGCAATAGCTCCTGTGTCTTGTGCAAAATCATAAACGACTTTCACTAATTCTTTTTGATTCGAAAAGGGCGCACCCACTAACTTTTTATTTTTTAAAACGGCCATTTTTAACTCCTGTTTAGTTGTTCATTAATTTCTTTAACTGTTACTTTCGGCTTGTCTGTTTTCGGTTTTGGGAGAGGCATGTTGGTAACAATCCAAGCATAATGCCTACTCCCTACAGCGTAAATTGAGATAGGTTGCCACTGTATTCTTATTTTCGCTAATAAATCTTCAAGCTCTTGCGCTGACTCTCCAAATACGTGCGAAACTTTCCTACTGGCAACACTATCTCCAATCATCAAAACCTCTAGTTGTTGTAATAAACTTTATGCAAGTCATCGTGGTCATGGCCTTGCTTTGCTCCACCAATTATTTCAGCAGTCAGCAAGTAACCTCTTTGCTTGTTAGCATGAAGGTCTGACAGTTTGAAAGTTAATTGTTGTTGTAATACGAGGTGCATGAAGTCACGATGGAATACCAAAGCAACATCAGCAGAGGCAGAGCCTCCAGCGGTTGCAATCAAAGATAAAAGGCCATCAGAATTATCTTCAAAGATGCCAAAGTTAAATCGTCGATTCATCATCTGGCCATTAATTACCGGCATATCGGTAACATAATCCTGAGATGTAAGGGTTTGAGAATTTACCAGGTCACCATGGTAACTACAGTCAGCTAAGCAATACCAGTCAAGGCCTTTTCTCCACTTCTTTTGTCCTGCAAAGATTCGAGCAGCAGTCAACTGAGAGGCATTATAGTCAGCAACGCCACCTTGCTTGTTAGTTGCGGAAACCAAACTGTAGATGTAGTTGTTGATTTGGATGTCGATTGCTTCTTTTAAAGCTGTACGAATCGAGCTGTTTTCCATTTGAATTTGAGTTTGTAAGTCGATTAAACTATCTAATTCAAAACCAGCTTCAAAGATTTTATCTGCTTTGATTCCAATTCTTTTAGTAGTTAGTTTCTCAGAGCTATAAACGTCGTAATCACCAACGCCAATAGTTTTGGTTGCGCCAACAGGACGAACCACTTGAGTAACGTAAACCTCATCGCCACCCTTCTGAATTGAGTTTTCATATTGTTTATTGAGCAAATTTACAATGATTGAATCTTCTTTCAATTCATCTAAAAGCAAAGATGACCAATATTTTTGTACTTGTTCTTGTAAATCTACAACAGTTGTCTTTCCCATATACCTTCCTTTTTTATTTAACGTCTTTCATTCGTTTTCTTTTTTCTTTGAGCGGCAAACGCATCCACTCTTCATAACTCAAAGTAGTCGGCGTACCTGCTGGAGCGTTGTGAGGCATATCTTTCGAAAGTCCTCTGTCCAGTAGTCCACCGTGATCAGCAAGAAATCTTGAAACGACCTCATCAACACTTTCTTTGACAGGTGTCTTTGTGTCAGGATCAAGCATAACTTTTTCCAGGTCGATAAAACTGTAATACTCCGACCTCTTTATTTTACCAGGGAGCTTTTCTACGACAGCATTCAACTTGTGAGCATCGATGATATCTCGCTCGTACTGCTGACGTTTACCTTCCTCTTCGGACCGTTTTTTTCTTTCGATCTCTAGAAGTTTTTTAAACTCTCCCTGCTCTACCAGACGCTTCTCTTCAATCTCAAGCTCTTTCTGCTCGTAAGACTCAAGCTTTGCCCTCAGCTCTTCGTTTTCAGATTTTGATTTCTTGTGCTGAGACAAAACATTTTTGTAAGTTTCATACTGGACGACATCTTTTTTCGGCTCCAGATCACCACTTACTTGCTCTGTCCCACTAGGACGTTGAGAATCGTTGACACCATCAACATTACCCATGTTAGTCTCCTCTTTTAAATATTGCAATATATTATTTACTCTTAAAGGCTTGCCTGATCTCTTTTGTCAATTCTTTTTCTATCTTTTGGACAAGTCGTTTATATTCTAGGTCTGAGATTGCCAGAAAGTTGCGTCCCTTTTCTGCATTCCAAACCGCCAATTCGTTATTAGTAAATGACTTTGAATCTCCTTCCAATCTCCGACGTTTGTTGTCCAGATATATATCTCCCTGGTAAGCTGACTTACTTGCCCCTCTTAAAGCATTAAGCATCTGTCCAGAGTAAGTTAAGTTTGATTTACCTGGTGAAGTGGAGCCATCTAATTCGTTGTATGGGTTTTCTTTTCTAAACTTTACATAATGGTCGGAAAGATTATCAAATTTTTCTCTGCTGGCCATATCTTTTTCTACTCCGTACCCAAGTTTAGTACGCTTCTTAATGTCGTCAGCAGTCTCTTGCATCCACTTTGCCATGTTAGATTGAGCAAAGATTTTGTCCAAAGATTTTTTTATAAGTTTAAGATTGTCATCAGATTTGAAATTAATTCCTAGTTTCAATCTTCCATCTCCTCATCAAAGGTTATATCACCAGCTACGTTTGCAATTGCATCCTCTCTTGACAGCACTGCTTGATCTAACTTTCTAGGGTTATCGAGAGGGAATTTCTTCAAAATCTTTTCTATTTCTGGTTTGGTTAAAGTTAAAAATGGTCTGGCCTTTGACTTATTTGGCTCTCTTCCGTAACTTCCAATTATATTCCCCTCTGCTTTTCCGTGTTGTGATGATCCCATCGAGTACCCTATCTCAATTTTACCGTCTGTATCGGTACCCTTTAATGCCTCTATCTCTGCAAGCATGTCTCCAGACAATGCCATTGTTACTTTTTTACTTCTACCCTTTGCATTTTTAAAGTCCAAGCTGTTGTAGTAACCCTTAGTGTAACTGTTTGCCTCTCCATTGAAAGGAGCTTTACCAGGCCCAAGGCCTTTAGATGACCTATCTCTGATATACTCTATAATCTCGGAAGCGATAGCAAGCCTTGCTCTTAAATCATACTTCTTGCTGACCGTTATCTCTTTCGATGCCAGATTCTTCTCCGCCATCTTCTACCTCTATATTGGTTTTAGTATTTTCTTTTTCAGTTGGCTCTTTGATTCCAAATTCCTCGTCTATCTGATCTTCTAATTCCTCAAGCTCTTCCGCACTTAAATCAGAGTGAATTAATTGCCTTGCTCTCTTTCGTGAAGTCAGTGCCTCTTTTACCATTTTAATTTGGTTATCGATCATTTGAGATGAGTCTTCTGATGGAGAAATTTCTTCGAATTGAATTGTTGGATCAAACTCGTCGGTAAATCTTGGCATTCCTGAAATTTTACCACTATCTACCCAATAGTTGTGAACGTGGTGAAGCTTATCCCAGAATTCCTTTTCGGCCTTTTGAAATGTCTCTGCTTGTTTAGAGTAGTCTGCACTAACGTCCATCTCTTTAATCATCAATGCGATTCCAGACAAACTATTTTGATTCCCTTGCGACTCTCCTACACGCAGTCCCCTGCTTTCGAACCACATGTTAAGCAGGCCAAAGATATATGACTGTACTTCGGCGATATCAACTTGAGGCTTGATTGTACCAATTTCTGGCTTTGTGCCGGAGATGTCAGATTTAAACGACCAGAATGCATCAGGATTTATTTCTAAATTCGTTGCATCAACGTCTATCCCGTAAATGATCGAGTGAGTTTGCATTTTAATTGCAAAGTTTAAGTGGGTGAGCATTGAAGGAATCAGTAACCCCATTTTTAATAAATCTGTATCAGGCTTTGGAATAAGTAAGTTTTTAGTTTTTCTTACATACGTTTGGGGGATAATTCCGTACGGGTTTACTCCCTCGGTCTGAGCGTACTCGCTAACCTTTTCACCATTGCCGTCTATTGCTATAAATTCGGTATCACTGTTCACAAAGTAAACAGGAGTGTTTGAGTTTTGGTTTGATTTATTCCCAACGAATTTAATAAATGCAGTATGATCAGTTGGATCGACAAAGTCGTTTGAGAATGGAAGGAATTGATGGCCTGACAAAGGTCGAATCATTGGCTCGTTTCGTCTGTTTAAAAATGGCTCTACTGACCCAACTTTCTGCGCATTGTAAAAACGATTACACTCTTCGAATGATTGATTTACGTTCGCAAACGAAACATAGTAGTCCATTAATACTTGATCGGATTTCTTTGCTGTCGTTCGTGTTGGTGGGTTAGTGTAAATCTGAGTAAGTTTCTCTGTTAGTCGCTTAATAATATTAATTGGTGGGATAAGTTTCTGCGCAACAGAAAACGCCCTATCTGACAGTAACTGGTTTCTTACTTCTCTCATAAGTCGAGAATATAAATCACCTTCTATGATCTCAAATATTTCGAAATTGTGAGCCAGAAAAGGTTGATTTGATTTTATGTGCTCTAAAATGGCCTTTGTATCGATCATAACAAAAAACTCCTCGACGTTCTGTCGATGTTAAAGGGATCCAACTTCCAACACACGTACCCGAGGCAGTCAGAGATATGCGTTAACATTTTATCAGTCCTCTGGTCCAAGCTCCCATCTTTCCATTGCACCTTCTCCAAATCGTTTATTAATTTCTTACACTTTGGATCAATAATTATTCTATCTTCTAAGAATAATCTATTAACGTTGTTGATCCTGTCTGTGACGAATGGGTTTCGGGTTGGCAATACATTAAAACCCTTCTGTGTCAAGATGTCAAAGTCAGACTGTCCAGATGTCTTTCTATTTCGTCCAGTGCTGTCGGGTATTACGTCTCCAATTTGATTCTTTGCCATTAGATGATCTGCCATCTTCCAAGTGTCAGAGTTTTCTAAGAATGCTTCATCGAATATTTGGAAGTTATTATTTATAAATTGAGACGAGATTGCAGTCATTGGGTTTACGTTAAAGTCTTGGCCAATAAAAATAGTACCAGGCTCACGCTTAACCGTCCTTACATGCCTCTCCCTATCGAATGCATAGTACACTTGGCCGCCTGAGCTCTCCCCGTATAGTCCTAATAAGAATCTGTTTCTCTCTGCCAAAGGAAGGCTCTCTAACATGCTTAAATAGTCCTCATCGATGTTATCTAGGTTATCGACAGGATTCATAAGCAATGAAGTATAGTCGTTTGCTTTCCTCAGAGGCTCGTTGTCTGTTGGGTTTAATTTCTTTTCAAATTGCCAGTAGGCCCAATGGCTTTTCTTTGGTGGATTCATATCGTAATAAACCTTTTTTTTAAGGTCATTTTTTTCCGCTAATCTTGTCAAAGCAATTTGAACCGCGGAATAAGATAATTCCGAACATTCATTGAAAAAAATTGTGGAGAACTCTTTGCCTAATATTTTCTCAACTCGTTGAGAATCGTCTAAACCTGCAATCCATAATTCTGAGTCGTTTGGCATTTTTAGATAGTGATCGGAGCTATTTGACTTCATTTCAATTTTAGGGAAGCAAAGCTGCCTTACTTTTGGGATTGTATCGAGCCATAGGGATGTCTTAGCAGAGTTGAAGTGTAGCCTTAAAATCACGTGCCTTGACTTAACTTTTAGTGCCCTGATCATAATATTGCGGACGCTGATAAAAGTTTTCCCTGACCGACTTCCACCATAAAGCATAATATGCTTAGCATCTGACGCCATTAAATCAGTTGCTAATTTTTGCCTGTCTGTTTTTTTAAAGTTTAGCATCCGAAGAGTCAATATTAATTTGAATAGTGCCACCGGCCTTAGAAATTAAATCTAATATTTTCTGTTTGTCTGACCAATACTCATGGTATTTTGTTTTTAATTCAAAAATAATTGCTGATAAATTTGATGTTTTAGGGTCAAAAGTTCTAGTTTTTATACCCTTTTGATGACAAATAATCATGTATTCTAAATCTTTTAATCTTGCCGCCCGGCCAAATCTAATAGCTTCGGAAAAGTCAGGAAATTTTTTCATCCAATCTATAAGAGTACAATCAAGAACTTTTCCGCAGTCTAATCCTACCGCAGGTAATGAAAATCCTTGACCAGTTAAAGTTTCGGCAATTTTACAATATTCTTTTTTATATTTTGAGGGCCTACCTGTTTTTGTCGTATAATTATATTTTTTTTTTGGTTTGATACTTTCTTTCAATTTGGCCTCACGAAGGTTTTTTAGTAAATCACAAATTTACTATATTTATTTTTACAATGTTTTTTATTTTGTCGCAAGTTGATATTTAATATAAATTATTTTTATGAAAATATTCGATAAATTATTTTAAAAAAAAGGCAAAAAAAAAGGGCCTTTCGGCCCGATGTTATTTCGACTTTACGATCTTAAATCTTTCTCCTTCTTTTCGTGATTTTCTAAATTTACGTCTGGCCATTTTAGCTTCTTTAATCGTGGGTACTGTGATTAGATACTTTTCACCGGAATAAATGCTGTACCCTTCGAAAGTTGATAATACGGCCTCGAGTAATTCGTCTGTTTTGTTTAACTTTTTCACGTTGTCCTCCGTTTGTTTATTCGTTAAATATAGTATATCACGATGCGTTATATTTGCGAAGGGCCTAAAATCGTACGTAACCGTGCGTTATTATTAGTCTTTTTGGTTATTCAAAATTGGTATTTCCTAAAATCTCCGTGATCGTCGTTATA